CGGACTTTTAATCCGCTGGTCGCTGGTTCGATTCCAGCACGGCCCACCAGCTCTATTGGCTCGTTCGCAGAGTCCGTGATTGCTCCGTTTGCGGTTGCATTTATCAGGTTTAGTATTGATTGCCATATCTGCCTCTGCGCCCGTGTTTCTGCTTGTTCTTCCAACACTTTTATGACTATTTCGCCATTGAGTTTAGCTATGGCTGCTAGTTCTGCTGCGTGTTTTTCGGTTATCACTCCGCCTTTTCGCCATTTGCTGACTGCTGATCGGCTGACACCTATTTTTTTTCCTAGCGTTTCTCCATTTGCTGGGAAGCACATTGATATTGCTTTGTCAAGTAGTATTTTTTTAGCTTTCATGTGGATTGGCAGTTGACGTAGGTTGAATTCTAGTTTACAACGTAATTGTGGAGTGTTACTCCACACCCCCTTTAATCTTACCTTGCCGAGGTTAGAGGGGTTCTGGCAAGGCACGGTAGGAGTGTTGAGATGTTGAACGAACAAAACGCAGTATCTTTGGTTTCTGGTGTTCCTGTGACTGATCAGGATAAGTCTTGTAATCCGTCTCTTAGAATTGATTTTTTATTTGCTGGTATGGACGAAATATTGAAAGAATTGTTTTCAGCTAAGGATAAGTTACATGAATTAGATTTTCGTGCTTTTGATCTAGAGATGTTTAAATCAAGGTCTCGTATTTCTTCCCTTATTTTGGATGCTGCGATTGAGTTGTTTCATCTTTCTCAAGATATAAAAGCTGTATATATAAAACGCATGATGGCTCAGAATCGTGAGGTTCCAAATGTCTAAATCTGACGATAATACTGACCAGGCATTATGGGATGACCTTTTATCTCGTGTTGATCACCTTCAAGAATGGGCATCAGTAGCAAGTGATCATCTGTATGTTGTTACAGAGAACCTCACGGGTCTTATTTTTTCTTTGGGTATTATTCGTGCTCGTTTGGTTTCACTTTCTGAAAAAGGATGTCGTTGATGTCTAAACTATCTGTTTTAGATTCTCATCCTGTTATTACTTATCAGTATATTCTTTGTTTTACTTCATTGGTTTCTGATGTTGAGCATAAAATTCAATCTATTGAGGAAACTCTATTACAGATGTTTCGTGTTTCTTCTAAAGTTTCAGATGAGAAAACAATAGTCGGTGTTCTAATGATGCTTAGGCTTTTGCGTGGTTTTTTTTCTGAACTTTTAGAGGTGAGGTCTGGTTTACCTCCTCTTTCTCTGTTGCATTCGCTGTGAACTATGCGTATTACTGACACTGAACGAGGCGCACGCATGGCATTGAATATTGCTGAGATGTATGTTCGTCAATTGGATTTGTGGCCAGATAGTTTGCCTCAGCAGTTTGATTTTTGGTTGTCTGTGCGTGCTGCGGCATTAGATCAATTAGATGAGTGTTATTCGTTAAGGCAATCATTAGTGTGATTAATTTATGGAATTCCGAGAAGCTCAGTATTGAATGTCTCTTTTTAGTTAGGTTAGCTCTTTCTATCGTTCTTTTTATTCTTGTTGCGGTTTTCTCATGCTTTTTCATGTTTCTAATTGTTTGGTTTGTCTCTTTTACTGCTGGTTGGGGATTAATTCCCATGTTATTCGTTGGCTTCATTTACTTAACTATGAAATACATTCATGACGAGAAATATTTTTGAGTTTTTAGAGGGCTTGGGTGTGAGATGAAACGTTTTATTCAGCGTGTGTATTCAGGATATTTTTTGATTCGGTCTTTTTTTTATTTTCCGCTTGTTACACGGTTCTTTAATCTTCTCTCGATGTTTTTTTTGTCGATTCTGTTGTTTATTTGTTTTTCATTATTAATTTTTGTTCAGCAGACTTCTGGTTTTCAGGATTATTTTACTCACTCTGTATCTCATTCTTTATCTTCGTTTTTGCCTTCTTTGTGTTTATCTGTTTTTTTGTTCTCTGTTTTTTGTTTTATTATCATGCTTGCGTTTTTTCTTCATTTTTTGTTGCTGTCGTTTTTGTGTCGCAGTAAGCGCTGCGGTTGATGCTGTCTATAGTTTTTAATGTGGAGGTATTCTATGTCTCGTCGCTCTTCTTCGTGTGATTCTGCGGTTCATGTTGATTTTTTGGAGCGTGAGCGCCGTGCTGCGCTGAAGAAGGCTGCTTATTTATATGAGACGCGTCGCGACCGTGTGAATCCGTCTTATGCGTTTCCCGCTCCGTCCGGTGAAAAGGGTTCAGGCCCGAACAGTAATACGGGCCAAAAGGGTGTTGTTGGGTCCTATCCTGTTTCTATTGATTATTTGACCGTTGTTTTTAGTTATGCTCGTTTAGCAGAGGCGGGTTATTTTGATGAGCCTCGTTTTCTTCTCTACTTGTTATTTGGTTTGAATCCTGATGATGTCATTGTGGGTTCTCATACGTCTGTGCGTTGGCATTTTTATAATTCAAGTGCTTCTATTCTAGATTCTAATGGTGATCTAGTTGGCAAGATTGGTTGGGATGGAAATGCGGACTCGTATTGTATTAGTTTGACGGGTTCGGCTTGCCGTTATATTCATGATTGGTCAAAGGTGAAACGTTCATTGGCTTCTTTGGATGCGCGTATTACTCGCTGTGATGTGGCTTATGATGATTATGACGGTATATTGGGGACGGTCCGTCATCATGAGGCGCTTGCGCGTGAGCATTTAGCTCCTGCGGGTGGTTGTCTTTTGTTTTCTTCTGGTGGGACTCCTCCGCGTACGCGTTTTTTAGATGATCATGGGGGAGGGTCTGGGTGTACGTTGTATGTGGGGCAACGTGGGCATAAGCAATTGTGTATTTATGAGAAAGGCAAGCAGCTCGGTGTGGCTGAGTCTCCCTGGGTGCGTTATGAGGTGCGTTTCTATGCCAAGCATGCCGTGATTCCTTTTGATTTATTAGAAGAACCCATGCGTTATTTGCGTGGTTCTTATGATTATTTGTGCCAGTTATTTTCTTCTGTTGTTGTTTCTCCTGTGAGTCGTATTCAGACGGTGGTAAAGCATGTGGAGGCGACAGGTGAGGCGTTGGTGCGCTGGCTGCGTCGTCAGGTCGGGCCTGCGTTAGGGGTGTTGCGTCAAGCGTTGGGGTGTGGGTTTTCTGATTTTATTGTTGATCGTGTGGAGCGTGAGGGGTTGCCTTCTCGTTTTCGGCGTATTTGTAAGGGAGGGGATTTGCCTGCGTATTTGCGAGAGACGTTAGCGGATTGTCCTGTGGGCGTGTGTGTGTAGGTCATTGTAGATTTCTTTTAATTTAAATATTGGGTGATTTATGTCTATTGTGAGAGTGAAAGATAATGTTGTTATTGAACGTTCCGTAAATACTAAGACAGCAGGGGTGCAGATTTTTCGGGAACAGCGTGCTGCTGTGGTGATGGGAGGGGCGTATGAGACTGTATTTAGTTTGAAGTTGGGTTCTGCTCCTGTGTATTCCCCTGGTGAATATTTAATTCATCCTGATTCGTATGGGACGGATGATTATGGGAATTTGGTGTTAAGACGTCTTAAGTTGATTTCTTTGTCTTCTGCATTAAAGGACTTTTCTAATAAGGAGCCTGTTTCTGTTGTTCCTTCTAAGGTCACTTGATTAGTGCCGTGTTATCGTTTTTTGTTTTAGTTATTTTTTTGTTTTTGTGTTGGTGTGTAGTAGTTTTTTTGTTGTTTTTTGTTGATTATGTTTTTTTTCTTGTTTTGGGAATGTTTGTTAAGTCATGGCCCTCTGCGTCTCTTTAAAAGCTGATGGTACCTTGGTTGCTACAGGTCAGAGTGTGTCTGAGTGTACTGGGTATGTATTGGTGAGTGGGTCAGAGTATGGTGTTTATCAGTTGGTGCAACGTGTGTTTGAGGTGCCTGAGATGAAAGCTGTTATTCAGACCTCTACTGCGGTGGCTTTTACTGTGATTGGTTGGTATGTCGTGGCGCGTATTATCGGCACCGTTGCGACATTTTTTGATAGCCGATAATCAATAAACGAGGTGATGTATGGCTGATATTTTAGCTGGACTTGATGTTAAGGCGGCGGCGGCGGCTCTCATTGGTGCTGCTGCTTTAATTGCATTGGTTGGTTTTACTAAATGGGGTGCGAAAAAAGTCGCGGGTTTCTTCGGTTGAAATATCTCGAGCGACACTTTTAGTGTCGCTCTTCACCGGCTGGTGGGGAGGTGCACTGTGATGATTACTTTATTCTCTTGTTTTCTCGGTGCTTTATGTGGCTGGGCTGCTGTTAAGGGGCTGGATGCTTCATGAGTATTTTTCGCATATTCGTTTTTTTTGTGATTCTTTTTATTTCTCGTTTCAGTTTTGCTTGCGAGATCGGTGAGCCGCATTGGGATCCTAATCAGTGTTTAGATAGGGGGGAGGCTTATGCAGTTGCTAGTGCAAGTTATCAGCTGTGGCGTTCTAATGAATTGAAGGATAGTAATATTCCTGGTTTGCAAGTGGTTGATTGTCCTATGACTGATAATGGTCATGTGATTGGTTTTGGTGGTTATAGCACTGCGCCTGGTCATCCTTCTTCTGATAGTTGTGATAGTAGTGCGGTCTATTTTCAGAGGGTTTATCCTGAGGGGAAAACTTGTCTTACACGTTCTCCTAAATCACTTCTTGGTTTAACGCTTCCTTCTGGTGTGCGTGTTCCGTCTACGGCTTGTTATGATGGGTGTTCTTATGATTTGGATCGTTCTCACGGAATCATTGGTGTAGGGCAGGATGACGGCAAGGTTAGGTATGTTTTACCTGGTATGACGCCTAATGGGAATTTGTGTAGTGTTTCTCCGTCCGGTGGTTCTTCTTCTGAGTCTAGTCAGGATCCGCCTCCTGTTCAGGATGTTGTTAAGGATGAATGTACACGGATGGGGACATTAACGCAGTGTGTGAGGCAGGACGGTAAATATTGCGCTACTTCATCGACGGGGCATCAGTATTGTTGGAAACCAGGTGAGGTGGGAACTCAGATTGCTTCTGACGGTAATCATGCAGCAACATTGAATAAGATTGATGTTCCTGTGATTGCTCCTGTGGACGCGCCTAAGGATAAGGGGGATTGGCGTGTCGATGGTCAGGGGACATCTACTCAGATTACTAATAATACTTATAACAATTATAATACAACTACATTTGCTTCTACTGGTTCTGGTGGCGGTTCTAGTGGCGGTTCTAGTGGCGGTTCTAGTGGCGGTTCTAGTGGCGGTTCTGGTGGCGGTTCTAGTGGTTCTAAAGACGGTGGTTCTGGCGGTTCTGGTGGTGATAAGTCAGGGGGTGATAAGGATACCCCCGGTAGCGGTTCACCTTCAGGCACCGGTGTTCTTTATAAACGTAATGGTAAGACATTAGACGCCGTCGTATCAGGGTATCAGGCTAAAGTAAATGATCTTCCTTTTATTTCTGGTATTTCTTCCTTTTTAACCATTTCTGCATCTGGGGAGTGTCCTGTATTTACGTTGTCTGCTTCTGCGTATTGGCCGGAAATGACATTTGATTATCATTGCAGCGGTGTTTTTTTGAGTTTTTTGCGGTCGGCTGGTTATATTATTTTTGCGATTGCTTCTTATTATGCCGTTCGTATTGCGACCTTGCGTTAGGTGGGAGGAATCATGTTTATATTAAGGGTTGGGTGGTTAACTGATCTTACGCAGTGGCTTTGGGACTTAATCACTAAGATCTTTCTTGCTTTGGCTGATTTTGTTTCTGATATTTTTGTTTCTTTTTGTGACTTTTGTTTTTCATTGATTTTATTTGTTGTGGGTGTATTGCCTTGGCCCGATTTTCTTAGGCAGCAAACGATAGGGGATATGTTAGGTCAGGCTGGTAGTACGGTCGTGTGGTTTGCTGACGTATTTCAGTTATCTAATTCTATGCGGGTCATTAGTGCGGCGATTGTTTTTTCTATATTTAGGCGGTTGTTAACTTTGGGAATTTGGTGATGTTGGTCTTTAATGAGGGTGTGCCTCGTTCTGGGAAAAGTTATGACGCGGTGAAGCATCATATTCTTCCTGCTCTTCGTGAGGGCCGTCGTGTTTATGCACGTTTGAATGGGTTGCGTTATGAGTTGATTGCTCAGTATTTGGGGGTATCAGAGGCGCGTATTCGTGAACTTCTTTTCGTTGTTAATACGGATGACGTATTAAATACATTTGTTTGCTATCGTGATCAAGTTGATGGTAAGTGGTGTATTGAAGATCGTTTTAAAGATGTGTTGATTGTTATTGATGAGGTGCATGAGTTTTATGTTGAGTCTCGTGCACCGTTAGCGCCTCAGATAGAGAATTTTTGGGCGTTATTAGGTCAGAATGGCGGCGATGCAGTGTTGATGACGCAGTGGATTAAGCGCATGCATCCTGCGATTCGTGCACGTATTGAACGTAAGCATAGTTTTCAGAAATTGACGGTTGTTGGTCTTAAGAACCGTTATCGTGTGACGTATTACCATACTGTGGCGGCAGGTAAGTTTGAGAAGGTGGGGAGTCAGACGTTTAAATATGATGCGTCTATTTTTCCTCTTTATGATGGGTATGCCCCAGGGGCACGGAATACGGAGGTGTATTCTCAGGGGAAGAGAACGGTCTGGGCAGTGATGTTAATAAAGGCTATTTTTTTCTTGGCAATTGGTGTTGTGGGGTTTCATTTTTATTCTCGTTATTTTGGTGGTGCTGGTCTTTCTACTCATGTTGTTTCTAGTTCTTCCTCTTCAGATGTAGGTCAAGTGTTTAAGCCGGGGCAGGTTGTTTCTGGTCCTGTTCATCAGGATGTTGCAGCGCCTGCGGTGCCTCCTGTCGATCCTTTGTCAGATTTGGGGCCGGAACAGCGTTATATTTTTGATCTTAATGCCAAGGGTCGGTTGCGTTTAGCTGCACTTGCGCAAGTTGGGAGTGATTACCGTGCTTGGGTGCAATGGATTAATACGGAAAATGTGGTGATTGAACAGCTTGACTTGGGTCAGTTGCGTGCTTTGGGTTTTGATGTTTCTGTGCATTCTTATGGTGTTCGACTGTCTGTCCTTAACCATGTTTTAGTTGCGACTGCATGGCCTTGGCGGGAACCTGTCCGTGAGACGGACCCGCGTTTATATAATTTATCCCGTGATCAGCAGCGATCAGTGAGCATTGCGAGCGCAGCGAGTGATGCTCACGGTGATGCTTCTGTACAGGGAAGCATGATGGAAAAGGGGGATCGTGCTATGGGGACGTTTCCTGAATCACCCGGCTATGAGCATCATGATGAATTACGGCCTGGTTCTTCGTTTTCGCATTAGTTTTGCGGTCTTTGTGATGAATTTTTATTCATATTTTCTTATCTTTGTCAATAAAGCAATTTTTTAGTGGATCTGTCTTTTCCCTGTCTTAGTTCTCAGAAATGAAGATATGCATATGCTCATGATTAGCGATCTTGTATCTTCTATGAGATGAGCTTATGAATTTTAGAATTTCCTTTTTATTTATTTATTTTTTTAGTTTATTTGTTTCTTCTCCTGTTCTTGCCGATCAGTTAGTCCATAAGTGTTTGTATAAAAGGCATGTTTCTTATCAGTCTGAACCTTGTTCTTCTGGAGTGGAGGTGAAAACTTGGCAAGCTGTTCCTGATTCTCCTCCTAGTAATGCCGAGCTTTGGCGTCGTTATCAGGTCGATCAGGAGTTGCAACAGCGTTACGCTAGGGATCGTTTGCAGCGTACTGTTTCTCATCCTCTCGGCTCATCTATTCCTGTGCAGAATTCATCTTGTGATGCTGCACGGAAGCAGCGTGCTGTTATTTTGGATCAGATGGGCGTTAATCGCTCTTACGAGGCTACTGCTGCTGTAGATAATGCTGTTAATGCTGCTTGTAGGTGAATATATAGCTTTCTGCGCTGTTTATTCAGTGGAATAGCTTGATGAATAGTGTGGCCGCGGTAGCTCCTGCGGCAATGAGGCTACTTCCGACTACCACGGGATACCATTTTGATTCTGCTATTAGTTTTTTTGTTTGTGCATTTACTTCGTGAATTTCAGCTTGAATCTTTGCTGTTTCTGCGTTCAACTTGCTGGTTTCGGTGAGTATTTTTGCAATCTGGGCTTCCCGTTCATTGATGATTTCTGCGTTGTGTTCTTTTTGCGTCATTGTCATTTTCCCTCTTGATGTTTCTGCCTAGTGTAGATCAATAGGGGGTGTAGGGGGCTAGCCCCCTACGGTGACGCTTCTAGTCTGCGTTCTTTTTAGCGCTGACTAGATCAAAATTCCGAATTGTCCTCCGCGTTCCCCGCTTACTCTCTGATGCAAAACCGTTGTTATGGTGCGTTAGTGGTGCGCTGACCCTGTTTCATGGCAAGGCCCTCCTGCAATTTTCTCCGCCATACCATCCCAAAAAGATTAAGAACTTAGGAGAGGTTATGTCTCATTTTTTATGGGATGACGCTGCATTGCGCTGGTTGTCCGAGAAATCTCACAAAGCAACGGCGCATGAAGACGCCGCTAAATTACGCTGGCTTGCATTTCATTTTACTGGAAAGAAGTTAGCTGCTATTGATAGCGATTTAATTTTGAATGTAGCTACGCTCAAAGCTGCTCAGACTTCTCCATCCACTGCAAATCGTTATTTGGCCTTGATCCGTTCTATCTTGCGCCGTGCGTTTGATATTTGGCTGTGGATTGATCGGTGTCCGCATATTTCATTGTTTCCAGAACCGACGAAACGGGTTCGCTGGTTGACACCTGTTCAAGCTCGTTCGTTGCTGTCCGAGTTGCCATTACATCAACGCGCTATCGTGATTTTTGCTTTGGCGACGGGGTTACGTCAGGCCAATGTCTTAAAGCTGCATTGGGGTCAGGTCGATCTTGTGCGTAAAGTGCTGCGTATTCCTGCCCATCAGGCGAAGGGACGGCAGGCGATCCGTATTCCCTTATCGTTTCATGCGTTGCAGGTGCTTCAGGCGCAACGTGGACAGCATCATGAGTCGGTGTTTACTTATTGTGGTCGTCCTATTCATTACGTGAATACTCGTGCCTGGCACCAGGCGTTACGGCGGGCAGGGATACAGAATTTTCGTTGGCATGATTTGCGTCATACCTGGGCGTCTTGGCATGCGCAGGCGGGGACTCCGCTGTATGTGTTGCAAGACTTGGGCGGGTGGCAATCTGAATCAATGGTACGCCGCTATGCGCACTTGACACCTAGCCATTATTCTGCTCATGCCGAGGCTGTTACTGAGTTTCTTCCATAATGTTGCTAACGTCCAGCGG